TGTTAATACTTTGCCATGTTGCAATAGTGTGTGTATGTCCCAGGTCTTTCTCATCACCAAAAAATACACCAACATCCAAACCCATGTTAACATAGTCGGCATGTGTTTGACGTACCAAATCCTTGTTGGGTACAATAACCAGTGTACGACCAAACGGCTCACAACACAAGCTCATCGAAGCTGTCATTAGTGTCTTGCCGGCGCCTGTTGCAATCTCTTGAACACCATGCGGGTTGGCCAGAAAGCGATTGATACACTCTACTTGATAATCTCTAATCTTAATAGGCTGACCTTCTGCCGGGTGACCCTTAGGCCAAAGTATGTGACTAAACGTGTCTTCGGTAACTTCTGTAAAATTGATATTCCAGTTGCTACGCCGGTCGTCAATTTCAATCTGCCAACCTTCTTCATCAAGAATAGGCAACACTCTATCTAGTAAGTTTAGATAAGTGGCGCCAGCTGTTGTAAAGAAACCAATCTTGCCATCCCACCTTCCCAATCGAAAAGCTGGTACGTGATATGCATGTGGTAGCATATACTTTAATTTGGTTTCACATTTGCGTCGAGTACTTGGATCAAGATCATAGAACTTGATATTGACTTCGTCTTTGATTTCTAATCTAGTTATTCCGGGCATGATATTAGTATAACACTTTTATACGTTGTTGTCTATTCATTTATAAGATACTTATAGTAAAAACCATGATTTTAAAAAAGCAATTTTGCCATAATGTAGAAAAAAGAAAAGGCTCCTAAGAGCCTTTTCCCCACCAGTGTCCATCCACGCAAATAGTCAGCTACTGGTGTTAAACTTAATCCTTGCTTTTCAATAAGAACCTGTTGCTGATTGCTTTAAAGGATTGATCAAGTGAGTGTGCCTTAAACACAACTCCTTCTCTTTCCGTTTGAGCATTAAGGTCACTTTTACCTTCGGCAAATTTCAACATGTCAGCAATGGTCACAATGCCAAGTGTGTCATATGGCTCAGCACTAAATGCCACCACAGGTACATGCAACAACTGGTACAGCTCGCAAAACTCATTTCGTTCTACTGGATTGAAATAGCGTCTGGCATCAATATCATAAATGTCAAAAGTATAGAAACTTTGACCTTTTATCTTGTAAGGATTGCCTTGAATACCTTCACCTACAATTTCGCCTTGTACGGCAAGATTACGACCGCTTTCAAAGATGGCACTAATAATCTGGTCGCGGTGTGCCACTTTCCAAAGTGTGTTGCCTTCTGTTTCTTTAAGATTTAAATTACGGCTACATACTCCATAATCGTCCTCATTAGCATACACCGTCATTGACGAGCCATCCAGCTTCTCGGTTACTTCCCAAGTAACTTTATCAGCCTGCCATTGTGCAAACTCTGTGCGTAGATTTTGTATGCGTTCCTGGTCTGTCTTTGGAATAAATGTCGGGAACAGGCCACGCACCTCACCTGCCAAGTGTGCTGGCACTGGTGGATCGTATTTTACAATACCTAGAATTTCAGTAACGTCAAATGGTTCATTTGAGGCTAACCGAGTCTGATGAAATGCATCTACTACTTTGGGAAAATCCCAGTACCTAAGAAGTAGACCTTGACTTAACTGTCCACGAAGTTTTACTGTACGCAGACGTTCACCCCGAATACCATCGTATACTCGAGGCTCTTGGCCTTTGCTAAGGAATGGGGCAAGTGCTGTAGGAATCCAACTGTCAATTTCACAGTACACCGCTACGTCACCTGCTTTGAACTCGCCCTTTTTAATAACCACAGTCCAACCACCAACCACTGCACATTCAATTGCATCAGCATCTGGTATTGGACGTACTTCATCAATCTTGCGGATGGTTGCCATCTTGCGCATTATAACTCCTTAATAAACAGGTCTTATTGACATTGCCTGTTATTGGTAACTCCTTAGCCGCGCTTCATAACAGTGGTTTCTGCCAAACGCTTCCACTTGTCGTTGCCGGGACCACACATCTTCTTCAAGTCTGCAATCTTGATAACTGTACGCAGGCTCAACTCACGAAGCTTGTCTTTGTTAGCATCCACATACTCATACAGTTCTTGCTTGGCACCTTCTTCAAACTCGTAGTGGTCCAACATACCGTCCATCATAATTTGTTTGATACGCAACATCTTGTCACGTGAAGTGTCAAGTGTCAAATCTAAATAGTGGCAACGGCTTTCTAATGCACCCAAGTGATCCTTTAGCTTGGCGCTCTTGACATTCTCAAATTTGATGTTGGTGATAAAGATTGCACTGCCTTTGAACTCAAAGCGATCTGGCACGCCTTCTGAACGCAACATACGGCTGTCAGTGTTCCAGCAAATTGTACGCTTCTTGGAACTGTCTAATGCAGCTTTCAAAATGTTCAAGCTCAACTCGTCCATCAAGACTGAGTCACAGTCGTCAAACACCAGTACGTTACCTGCATCGCTGTAATTGTAAAGTTTGCAATACAAACCAATGGCGCTCATTGCACCTTTGACAATCTCGTAACGAATACGAGTGCCACCAATTTTGTCAAACATAGCACTTTTGTCAAGTACTTTTTCAACACCAAAACTTTTACCTACGCCAGGAGGGCCAACAACAATCATAGCACGAACTGTACCGTCTACCGCACCTTCTGTCATCTCTTCTAAGATGTCAAAACGTTCACGAATACGTTCAATTGCTTGCTCGTCTGACTCTTGCACTTTGGGTTCCTTGCGTTTGGGGGTATTGTAGTTACCTTCGACACTGGTTGCGCAGTCTGCGGCGCTGGCCGGGATAACATCTTGCATAGATGCAACTTTAATACGGACGTCTTCTGGCATGCCAGGGAAGGCTCCGTTGTTTTTAACAGTAACATAGCCAGCACCATTGGAGCTTTCTTTGAAATCTGCAACCAGTTGAAATGTTTGTCCCGCAACATTGAAGTTACGATACGTGCCGCTTGCAATAGTGATGTATGCTGACATTTGGGTTCCTTTGCGTGGATGTTTAACTTACTACAATATCTATTATATGCGCTTTTTGGGCAATTTGCAACCTCTTTTTTACTATGTTGTTTTTAAGCAACACGGGCTGTTTTGCTCTCTTTTTATTGTTTATGTATGTATTATACGGCGATTTGGGCCAGAAGTCAACCGTTTTTGAGCTTATTTTTGTTGTATTTTAGCCACAAAAAAGTGCTTAAAAATTAAGCAGATTTAGCCGTGCTTTTTAAAGACAAATACGCTTTCATGTTTGTATCCGTTTTCTTTTTTGTTGTTGCCAACTCCCGGCCTTACGTTCAGCATCATTTTGATCTCAGCTTGGAAATCAAAGTTCATTTTAATTGATAGCTCTTTCCATTTTTCTACAATTTCAAATTGATCTTGTCCAATTTTATAGTCAGCAATGTTCACCGCATACAATGCATCATTGGCCAGTACCTTGTGCAACATTCTCAATGTTGGTTCAACATAGTGCTCAAACCATGCTGTTGTGTTGTCGTAACGATTCATACACTGAGTTGGCTCATCAGAATATGTTTCTAAGTTAAAGTATGGCGGACTTGAAAAAGCCGCATCAAATGAGTCTGCTTCTGCGTCAAACTCTTCTGACGTACAATGATTCATTTCAAAATTGCTGGATCCATTTATTTCGTCAAAAAGTGTACCCAATGCTACCAATCCATTGTAAGTTTTTGTGTTTGGATCTATGCCAGTATAATGGTATCCCATTTTGCTAGACAACGCACCAATCATTCGGCCGCCGTAACCGCTGGAAAAATCCAATATCTTACCGCCCATAAAAATTGGACAAAGGTGTTCGTAAATTGCTCGAGCATTCATTGGCTTGAAGTTTTGTATACTGCCGCCGCTGACTAAATCCAATGCTCTACGTAAATCAGAAGGTAGCACACTATTGTCGCCACCATCCCTGTACTTGTAACAAAAATTAATTGCTCTTTTTAATTTGCTGTCATTGTTGAATCTACTGCGTAAACTTACTTCTTTACTGGTTCGTGTGTAGGCTTCCTGCATATTTGGAAACCAAAATCTACAAAAGTGTTGACCAGCATTTTTACCAACACCCAGCTGGTCGTTGACGATTGACAAGGATCTGCTCTTGACATCTTTTAGCTCTGCTATGCATCCATCAAGATTATAATACACTATTGGTAAAATATTCTTGGAACGATAAATTTGAAATACTTCATCTTCCATTGCTGCTTTGCCAGCATCATCTTGTTTCAGCCAGCGGTCTTTGGAATATGTTTTTAGTAAGTTTTCAACATCTTCGTAGCCAGTGCATACTTCTCGATCTGGTGTAAAATTCCACTCCGAGCAAATATGTTTATAATAATCGGTGATTGTAGTATTAATAGCAATCTTCTTCGCTGATAAAGGTTAAGAAAGTTCGGCATCTTCCATGCCAGCAACTCTCAATTTCACTACATTAGATAGTTGCCACTGTTTGATGTCAAGTGCTTTGACAAGTCCAAGAAACTTGTTTCGAACCAATGCAAACTCGTTAACAATGGAATCCATATCACATACTTCTGGTTCACCGTCTACATACTTTTCTGCATCACGACTTGTCAGCGCACGATTGTAGTGTTCAGTAAACTGTCGGAACTTGGCACTACGAATCTTACGAAGTTGGATATTAAGTTGTTCTAGTATAGCTTCAATTTCTTGTAGCTGATTGAATCGATATTCTACAATGCCTGGCATTTCGCGACTGGCACGTTCCAAACTGCCAACCAACTTCAGTTCCATGCGGCCTTGAATCAGTTCGCCCTCAAACCATTCAATACAATCAGGAAGGCAACTTAGGTCACTGACAACCTTCCTATACCATGAGCTCATTAATAATCCTCGTCTTGGTCTTCTTGTTCTTCGTCCTCAAGTTCGCCTAAGATTTCTGCAAATGCACCATCCAGTGCAGAGTCAGATCCTTTGGCATCTTCTTGTGCTTGTTCTAAATTGACAAAATCTTCCGAGGCTCGCAAATATGCCAATGCTGCATCCGGTCTTTCTTTTTTATCAATATACGGTTTAACTGCCAGCCACATTTCGACCAGCATTTCGCCTGACGTATCACTCATTGTATTTTTCTCCATATGTCCACCTTTAGTGGTCAGCGATACTTAGCTGACTTTTGTTTTTTGTGTTGCCATTTTAGACAAGTATGTTTCGCTTTCAATCCACTTGTTATTAACAAGGAATCCCCATTCTCGTTTTTGCGGACCTGGCATGAACAATGACCACGGAGTGACTTCTGGTTTTAGTTCAATACGATGATAACTGTTAGGACTACAAATCCTAAAATGGCCGGGTCCACGCCACTTACGAATCTCGCAACTTTTTGTACCATCTGGATTAAATTGTGGAATCCATTCATAGTAACCACCTTTCAAAATTAATGTAGCATACGGCCACGGATGATCATGAACGTCATCCGGGTCGCTTTTGCAAAACTTATGCACAAAGATATTAAATGGAAACCATGTGCGATCTTTTAAAAAAACATAGTAACGTTCCAATAGAGGTTCGTTACTTTGCCTGTCCAAAATAATCCTGTGGCGTCCTAACCATTGCATTAGTTTTTTAATCATTTATTCCTCAATGACTTCGGGGGCTTCTTCAGGCACTGACTTATCAAAGATATGTGGATTATTTGTAATGTCAGTCATGACACGATCTAAACAACCATCATCGTTTCGTTCCCAACCTTTACGGAACTTCTTGATAATTTCACCATCAGCATTGGTATACAAAAGACTATTGCCTTCTTTCTTCAACATGCCTTTGGCTTCAATCAAGTCAGTTAAACCACTGTATGGGTTCATGCCTGTTTCGTAAGGGATCTTAACTTGCACTGATTCAAAAGGTTTGGCATAGCGTGTTTTCATGATTTTACATGCGGCACGAATACCTTTAACTTCTGAAATCTTGTTACCGTCTTCGTCTTCCTTCAACTTCAACTTGCGCATAGCTACAACAATAGAACTTGCGTAGATGAAGCCTTGACCACCACTGATCTTATCATCCGGATCAAACATATCTTGCGATGCGTATGTGTGGTTGGTTGCAACTAGCCCCAAGTTCAAGTCACCAAACATGTTTACACAGTTACGAACCAGTGCTGTCAGTGCCTTGGGCTTACGACCCATGTCACCTTTCATGTCACCTGCGTTGAACTGGTTAACGTCTGTGGGTGTTAGTAACATACCAAGGCTGTCAAGTACAAACAAGACCTTTGGACGACTATCTTCTGGCATGGCTCTGTATTGAGTGACAAATTCGCTAATCATCTTAGCAACGTCATCAATCATGGCCATATTAAGTTTTAACAACTTGTCTTCACTTGTATCTACGTTCAATGCGTGTAGCCACTTTTCGTCCAGGGCGTTTTCAGTATCAATTAAAATTGGGAAGATGCCTTGCTTTTGTGCATTGGCAACCAAGTTACCCGAACAGATAAAACTCTTACCTGCACCTGACTCGCCAGCAAACACAGTTACCTTACCCATTGGAATACCTTTGTTAAAGTCTCCGGAGATAAGATAATTTAGTGCGTAATTGTTTGTAGAAACCCAGTCAGTTGGGTCATTGAAGCCTACGGAGAGACCTTCAATTGATTTTGTAATGCTCTTTCTAAATTTAGAGACATCGAATGCTTTTGCCATTATATTCCTTTAAGATGAAATGGGAGAGCATCATGCTCTCCCTGGTGTCAATTAGGCTTGACGGCTACGAATCATCTTAAGGATGTCGTCAACGCTGGGCTTTGCATCGCCTGATGCAGCTGGCGCTTCTGCTTTAGGTGCAGGTGCGGCCACTGGTGCTGGACGAGCAGCCACTGGTGCTGGTTTGGCAACTGGAGTATCTTCATCAGCATCTGCAGCAACGCCTGTTGCATTGGCAATTTGCACACCGCTTGGGCGATAGAACTTGCCCCACTGCTCTGGGTCATACAACTTGCCTTCAACGGAAGCTTCGAACATTTCAAAGATTGCTCTTTGTTCGTCGATGCCTGGACGCTTTGGCATAAAGTCGTTCAAGTTGAACAAACCGTGTGTGGCAATTGCTTGAAGTTCGTCTTCATTCAAGCCACGCTCTTTACGAGCCCAACCAGATGTAGAGTAGTCAGCATAACCACCTTTTTGTGTTTTGTTCAA